GAAGATGAAAGCGACGCTGCGCCGGCCGGGCGGCTACCACACCGAGCAAGGCGGCGCGGTCAAAGTCGAGAAGATGACGCCGGACCTGCCGGCCGGGCTGTGGGAGAGTTTGCACGAACTGATCGGCATGTTCGACGACACCGGCGGCTATCCGGCGGTGTTGCAGGGGCAGGGCGAATCGGGGGTGCGAGCGCAAGGCCACGCCGAGACGCTGGTGCGCATGGCCTCGCCGCGGTTCAAGGATCGCGCAATCACGCTGGAGCGGCAGATCGAAGAACTCGGCGGGCTGTCGCTCGATCTGATGCGGGCCTACGACCCGAGCCAGCATGTGCTTTGGATCAAGCAGTCCGAATCGGGTCCGTTCAAGGGCAGCGAGCTTGACCCGCTGGTGTACGAACCGCCGGCGCCCGGCCTGACGGCACTACCGTTCCAGATGCACCACGTCGATGATCGCTATCGCGTTTCGGTGGACAGCCATTCGTCGTCGCCGATCTTCGGCAAGGAAGCGCGCGAAGTGGCGATGCTGCTGGCATCGCGAGGCGCGATCACGGCGGAGGATTTGGTGCGGCTGCTGAACCCGCCGCAGGCCGAGGCGATCATCGCCGACATCGAGACCCGCGATGCGAACAAGGCGGCGATGATCGAGTCGTTGCCGCCGGATGCGCGGATCGCGGCGCTCACCGGCAAGAAGCCGTCCCGCTCCGCCGCGCACTAAGTCAGCCCGAACCTCTCCAGAGATGCGGCGAGCACCGAGCGCGCGTGCTCGATTGCCAGTTGCCGCCCGGCTTGCCAGCCGAAGGGTTTGCGTTTGACGAACGAGAACCGCACGCCGTCACGCAGGGCCAGCAGTTCCCGCATTTGCGGCATAAACACCGGCGAGCTTCTCGCCCCATGGACGAACCAGAGGCATTGTGCCGCGACCCCCGGCGCTACCCCGCCAGCGCTCCGATGGAAATAGGCCACGCCGGCCCCGTCCGGAAAGCCGAACGTCAGAACCGCATCGGTTCCTGAATAGGCGTATATCTCGCCGTCACGCTCCAGGCCAGTGTAGACGTTGATGACCGGTTCGCCCTTGATCACCGCCGCGTTGACCACGGCCAGAGATTGCGCGGTAGGATCGTCGAGAATCCGCGCAAAGCCGCGGCGATGCCCGGTCGAGTGGAACGAGATGGTGCCCGATTGGAACATCACGATGCGGCGCTCGGTCGGCGCGGCCCGGTAGACGATTTCCTCGCCGCTACCGCCGACCATCTTTCCCGCCATCGCCGTCGCCGCGCGGGCTTCCTCCGGGGTGTACGGGCCGCACAGGATCAGTCGGCGGATCACCAAACCACCCGCAGCGGCACCACCTTTATGCCGGCTTCCGGCGACCAGATAGCCGCGTGCTCATCGTTAAGCGGGATCGCAAGCCATCGTGTATAACTGCGGTTCCGCCACCTTCGCGTTATTCGAGATATGTGCGCTATCGGCGTCCCAGCGACCCTCGCCATTGTGAGCAACGTTTCGACGGGAGCCTTTTCGAACTCCCGCTCGCGCAGGTCCATGCGCCTTGACCCGTCCCATTTAGCCGCGTCGGTCGCACGCTTCATTTTTTCTGAGCGGCGCGAGCGCGCTCCAGCATGTCGTAGACGTGGCCGAGCGTCGTGCTCGCGTGGTTGCCGGCCACATCGCCGTCATAGGCCGAGCGGCCGGCATTGTCGGGGTCGGGCAGGGAAGCCCATTCCAGGCTGAGGTTCACCGCGAACTCGGCGTCGGTGATGGCGCCGCGCCACCACGCCTTGTAGCTGCGGCCCACCAGCAGATCGACGGCGAACCCGTCCTGCAATTCCGGCGTGAACAGCGTCGAGCCGGGCAGCGCGTGCTTGCCTTGCAGCGCCTTCAGCGTCTTCCGCAAAAACTGGTATCGCCCGAGCGCCGTCGAGCGCGGGTCGGTTTTCAGCATCCCGCCCTGGAAGGCATAGATGTAATCCAGCGTGTAGGGGCTGAAATCGCGCGTCGAGGACGGGTGCCCGAAAAAGGCGTTGTAGTTGCCGTTCGACTCGCCGATGGGGTTGCCGAGCTTGTCGCCCCACAGCCCGCCGGCAATGAAATCGAGGATGATGTCCGTGCAGGGGTCGGTGTCTTTGAATTTGACCGTCATGCCGGCGGCTCCTCGCCAAGTTCGTGCGGAAAGTGCTGGTTGTTCGCGCGTTTCGCGGCGGCCGGATCGGCGGCGCATAGCTCACAGGCCGATCCCTCGCAGGTGATCGAGATAATCGCCCCGCCCATGCGAATGTCGTGCATATACATGCGCGGCTCGCTGTCCGGCCGGCGGCGGGACCGCCTCATCCGAAAATACTCCCGAAGCCGCGGCGCTGGCCGTTGAGGATCGAGGCGAGCGCGTCCTGATAGCCTTTGTATAGGTTCGGCGCCGGCGATATCGGGACCGGCTGCAACGCGCCGCCGCGGCCCGGCCCCGGCACCAGCGGGATCGCCGCGCCGCCGCCGCGCTTCAGCATGTCTTGGAACGGCGTGCCGGCCGAGGGCGCCGAGATACCGATGTTCAAGTCTTGCGCGGGCCGGACCTGATCCATCCGCTTCGTCGGATCGACCGGCTCGGCGGCGGCGAGTTGCATCGGCGCCATCGCGGCGTCGAGCGAGCCGAATCGCCCGCCAATGCGGCCGGGCACTGGCCCGGACGCGGCCCACGCCCGCGGCCCTTGGTCCCGCAGCACGGCTTCCGCGACCTTGCGTTGCGATTCGGGCGAAAAGTCATTGACCCCGAGAAGCGGCGCGTAATGGAGCCAATTCGTCTTGGTGATTTGATAGAGACCGGCGGCGGTGCTATTGCCAGCGGGGCCGGGCTTGCCGGGCCAATCAGGGAACCCGTACACCGTCTTGCCGGCGGCGAGGTACGGCGTCAGGTCGGTTTCGCCCCACCCGATGTTCGGACGCCCACGACTCTCCCGCGGCATGACGACCGTATCCAGCCAATCGCCCCGACTTTGATAGCCGGGAACTTCCAGCGCGTGACCGGCGCCTGGGGTCGCGGTCGCTGCCGGCGCGCTTCCGGCACCCGGCGCCGTGGCGGCGAACGGAGACGAGAATAGATCGGGGCTGAGAGACAGATTCCCCGGCGCCATCGGCGACATTTCGTTAGCGGACGCGACCACTCCAGCGGCGGGGGCACTCGCTGGTGGCGACATGACATTGGCAGCGGCACTCGGCAGATTAGCGCCCTCGCTCTGCACGGCGCGCGCATCCATCGCGCGGTTCCACGCCCCCACGTCCGGATAGGTCTCGCCGTCAACCGTGATCGGCATTGTCTTGTTTCTCCTGTGCCGCGGCGTTGGCGAGCAACCAATTACGAGCGGCGGTTCGTTCTCGGAAATTCCCCAACTCTGCGAGCATCCGCATATTCGCCTCAAGTTCGGATGCGCCGCTCCGCAACCACCGAATGTTTAGTTCTGCGCGGGCGCGGGCGCGATCATCGTTATTTTTGGGGTCAGCCATCCTCAAACCCCACCAGTAGCCGCGGCCGGTTGAAGTCCCGCCGCATCGGCAGATGCGCGAAAGTCGGGCCGTCGCGCAGATAAGCGTACCAGTCTACCGGGATCGCCTGCCCGCCGAGCGGTAGCCCCTGCTGGAGCGCCATGTTCATCGTCTCGGTATAGGACGGGTGCAGCCCGGCCCGCGACTCGAAATGCCGGATCACCACCGCCGAGGCGGCGAGGAAATCCATCATGGTGTCACACGATGGAAATTGAAATATCCGTGAAACCGGGATGGTACGGGCACGGCCTTGAACTTCTTCGCGTTGAACCGCGGCGGGTGCATCTGCTTTATGAGTTTAAGCGGGCAATTTTGATCCGCTGCCTCAAACGGATCGGGGCATTTAGCGGTGTATGCGTATATCCGCTGCCCGTCTTTCCCAATCTCTCGCACAAGGGTGCATGGCTCCGGTGGATTCCCACCAACTGAGCACCACCAGTATTCAGGACCACTCGTTTCGCTCATGCCAGCCCCCGCCGCGCTCGCCAGCCCGCCGCCGACAACAGGAACGGGTCCGGGTTGTCCTCGTGCGCCCACGGCCCAGCCGCTTCCCGTTCTTCGGCTTCCGCCTCGGCGCGGGCGAAGTAGGAGTAGACCAGCTTATCGACGATCGCTTGCCCGCCGACGTTCTCGCCGCGCTCGGCCGCCGACACCCGCTCGAAGGTCATGCCGGCGGCGATCATCGAGCCGCGCAGCGCGCCGCAGGCGACGCTATCCCAGGCGAAATGCGCGAGCGCCGCCGCGAACGGCCGGTCGTCGTGCTGCCGGCCGGGCGCCGCGGGCGCGATGTCGCCCTTTTCTTGCACCATGTTGTTCATTTCCTCGATGCAGCGCGCCGAGTTGATGTCCAGCATGTTCGACGTGAAGGCGTCGCGAAAGCCATTGAACAGCATCATCTTGGATTTGGAACTCGTCTCGAAATTGTAGATGAAGCCGGCCGAACCGGGGTTGTCGTTGCGGCGGAACTGGAACCACCGCACCCCGGCCATGAAATCCTCGTCCCACTCCTTGTCGTCCCGCGCGGCCTTATACATATCGGCCTGGAGTTGGATGCGAACATTGTCGATTTCGTTCATCACCGTCCGGCCGGGGCCGTAAAGCTCAAGATTGATGATGGAGTTCCGATAAGCTCCAGCGAGACCGCACAGCACCCAGGCGCAATGCTTTGTCTCAGGTCGATTATCCGTATATTCGGCAACCTGCACGAGACGGTCGGCATAACAACGCCAGATGGAAACGCAATGAGAATCGCTGTCGTCGGAATGCCCGTAGGCCGGGTCGCAGCCGATGACATATTGCGCCTCCCGCACAGGGTCTTCCCAAATCTTCAATTCCGCGTCGCTGCTGGCCTCGACCTGCTCGACGCGCATCGTCCAGAACGACGTGCCGATGTAGATGCGGTACGCCTTGAAGGGCTTGTGATAGACGCGCTCGTACTGCTCTTGCAGGAGCCGGGTCGCGAAGAAGCTGTAGCCGCTTAGGACGAAGGCTTGCTCGGGCGTCCACGGCTGGTTCTGTTCGGCGCTCTGCCGGTCGCTGGTCGCCAGCTTGTACCGCCACCACGCCAGTTGCTCCATCGTGACGACGTGGCCGTAGCGCTCCAGCACTTCGTTGCAAAGCTCGGTTTCCTCGCCACTGAGGGCGCCGGCGTATTTCTGGTAATGCGGCTGGTTTTTACGGATGCGGTTCAGGTCTTTGGCCCACCACCCGAGGAAGATGCGACAGGTGTTTTCCTCGTCGCGCTCGGCGTCGTTCCACATTTCCTGCCAGTGGTTCGGACCCTTCGCTGTGGACTCGAACATGAACAGCCGGTCAGGGTTTTCCTGCGCGAGCGCTTCGATAAAGTTGTTGATGCCGTCTTCCTCGCCGTAGGCCGCAACCTCGGTGCAGAGGCACGCGCTGTAGCCGCGCGACTCACCCCAATTCTTCTTCCGGGTGCCGGCGATCAGGTAGTCGATGCGGGAGCCGTTGGTGAACAGGAAGTGCGACGAGTTGTGCCGCACCTTCGCGAAGGCGTCGCCGAAGAACTCAGGCGGGAAGCTCTCGTGATAGCGCTTCAGCAGGTCGCGAAAGGCGTCGCGCACCTTTTCCTCGTTGCAGACCAGCGCCGCGATCGAGCGCGGGTGCACCGCCACCCAAAACAGCAGCACCGCCAGCGTTATCGTCGAGAGGCCCTGTTGGCGGCCTTTCAGCGTGAGGAAGGTGTGTTGGCCCCGGTCCAGCCCCTCGGCAAGCTGCTCAAGGAAAAGCCGCTGCGTCGTCCACAGGTGCCGCTTCGACCCGCGCTCGTCCTCGGCCGGAACCTCCTTCGAGTCGATGCGGATCGAGTCGATGAATTTGAGGAACGGCCCGAGCCAGTGCTGACGGCGCGCCAGCCGGTTCAGCTTGTCGTGCTGGCGGAGGGTGGAGACGGCCATCAGGTGAAGCGGGTCGGATATCGGATGTCAGCGAACCAGCGACCCGGCAGTGGTGGCGGCGGCGCCGGCGGTCGGTCCGCGACGATCATGGTCACGTCCCGCCGAAGCGCCGTCTGGAGCGCCGGTCCGAGCCGATTCCACGGCTTCGGGAATTTCGACCAGTCTACTTCATGGCCCATGAGTCGAACCCGTCGCGCTGGCCCGACCGCACCAGCCGGACGCCGAGCAATCTAAGGCGGTGCGCGCTCAAAAGCGAGGCAAGCGCGCCGGCGACCTCGGCCTTGCGGGCTTGGCGGTTGCGATAGGCCCGCTGATTCGCCGCGGCGGCGCCGGGATGCCGCGCACGCCAGCGGGCTTGCAGCGCGTTCCGCTTCTCCGGGTGCGCCCGGTAGTGGGCGCGCCGCTGCGCGAGGGTGAAGCTCACCATACCCCCGCGCCCGAAGGCGGGATGGCCCGTTTGAACCGGGCATAATCGTTCGGGGATTCCAGGCAATGCAGCGTCTCGCGGATCAGCAACTTCTCTCGGTCGTTGAGAGGTTCTTTCAGCCAATGATTGAACCAGCGGTAGATCGCCTGAAAATCCGGCGCCTCTGCCACGATCACTGCACCATCATGCCGGGCGGTGGCGCGACAAGGCCCGGCGGCTGCACCGAGCGCGCCAGCAAATGCCGGTTCACCACCCCCGGCAGGTTCCGCCGGATGTCGGCGATCAGCGCGTTCCGAAGCTGCTCAGGCTCGATCAGCGAGACGATCTTGCCGATGTGCTCGAACAGCATGTTGATGATGTCGGTCGCGGCCAGCGAGGAGACCGGCGATTGCAGGTCCAGCATCATGCGGATCGCGGTCGTCAGGGTCTCATTGGTGATGCCGAGCGCGACATGGCCGGGGTCGGGTTTCGGCGGCGCGGCGCCGACGATGGGGATTTCAGGCATAGGTGATCCTCTCGGTGGTCGCGCAGAATAATGCAATACGCCGAGCGCAGGCGCAACCCCAAACGCAGCAAGCCCCGCCGGGGATGCCGAGCGGGGCTTGCGATGTCGCTTGCGTTGCGGCGCGACGTGGTGGCAGTATCTCTACCGCCGATGGGCCGAGGGAAGTTTTGACCGCAACCCTTAACCCGGACGCACATGGAAAGGGCGTTACATGCGCGTCACGACGGAATATGGCCCAGCAGGCAGAATAGTGCAAGGCGGTTTGCGATGAACCGTCTGCCGCT